TATAGTGCCCTCACTGAACAGTTTACGCGGTCTGGAACAAAGTATCCTACGAACACACCATCTGATCCAAAGGACAACATGGAGTGGCGCTCACGTGGGGTGGACACACAGGTATCCGCACTGTACAACATCCACATCAACCATGAAGAGGATGCACCTGGATCGAAGGTGGTTGATCACGATCCAGCAAACTTCGCACTGACATCTGTTCAACAAAATGATGGGACACTGCTGACTATTGAAGGGCAAGGATACGCAGTAAGCACACAGGAGCCGGAAGCTGAGCCAGCAGTGACTGGTGGGCATAATTTCGATTCACATGTGTACTCTTGGGTAACGCCAGGATTTCACGCGTTCTCCATGGATGATCGACCTTGGAACAGTCGCATTCGCATTCGTACGACAAGTGGTCATCAGATTATTCTGGACGACACAAACGAACGCATTTATATTAGCACATCTGAAGGAAGAACATGGATTGAGCTTGATAAGGCGGGAAATGTCGATGTTCATGCCAACCGTAATTTGTCTGTCCATGCTGGTGGCGATATCAATTTTACCACTGAAAAGAGTTTTCGTGTTCATGCGAAAGAAGGCATTCACATGTACACAGATGATGAGTTTCGTGTTCATTCACAGAAGGATGCAAATATCCACACAGCGCAGAACTTTCGTGTGCACTCACTTAAAGAAACACGATTGGAATCTGAACAAGATGTTTTTGTATGGGGCAAGAAGAATGCAAATATTCAAGTGGGACAAACACTCAACTTAGACATTGGACAGGATGGCTTTATAACGACTGGTACTGATATGCATTTCAGTTCAGGGAGTTCATTATATCTCGGGGCCGGTGCGGATCTGCATGCAAACGCTGGTGCGTCGGGATATTACACATCAGGGAGTTCGACCCATATACTTTCGGGAGCAACGATGTTTTTGACTGGTGGTTCGGACATTCATTTGAACGGGCCAGCTGCCCAATCAGCCACAAGTGCAACATCTGCTGAATCATCAGAGAAAGCATACGAAAAGCAGGCATTTTGGACAAGTCGTGTCCCACAACATGAACCTTGGGGGCGTGTGTTTATGAAGAAGGAAGGTCCTATGGGTGCAGACAACAATGGACCGTTTGCTCAGTCAAAGACTGATCCAAACACACACAATCCTGAATATCCGTACGTTAGTGTGGAAATAAACAAGGGCAGTGCTGAGCGTGGTGAAACGTACACTCGAAACAAATATTGGCGACGCTAAAACAAGCGAGTAACCCACAGATAAATACAACATATTGTGGGAGCGTAGAATGCCAAGACGAGGTTTGTACAAAGGAATGTCCAGCTTTGAGTTTCAAGCAAGGAAGACTTTTTCGTTGCAGGATGTGGAACTAGTAAAGATGGACCTTCTCAATCACATTCACACAAAGCGTGGGTCGCGTGTGATGATGCCGAATTTTGGAACACAAATTCCAGAGATGGCTTTCGAACCGTTAGACGAAGAAACAGTCGACATCATTCGTGAAGAACTACTTACGGTGTTTGAATTTGACCCACGAGTGGATTTGCTGGATCTTGATGTCCAGCCTGATTACGAACGGAATCAGATTACTGCGGCAGCGAGAGTGTTCTACGTGGAGTTGAATTTGGTGGATAATATTGAGTTACATATAACGTTTGAGGGACGGTGATGGCAAGACAGATTTCACGAGCAGAAGCGTGGGAAAGAGCACATGAAGTGTTCACTCAAGTGAACTTTAACGCTTTTGACTACAACACAATCAAGGAAAGTCTGCTTGACTATACGAAGCTGTATTTCCCTGAAGATTTCAATGACTATATCGAATCGTCGGAATTCGTCGCATTACTGGAACTGTTTGCGTATGTTGGTGAACTCCTCGCTTATCGTCTTGACCTCAACGCACATGAAAACTTTATCACACAAGCCCAACGCAAAGAGTCTATTCTTCGTTTGGCAAAGCTCATCTCCTACAAAGTGTCGCGCAACATTCCAGCACGCGGTCTAGTAAAGATACAGTCCATTCAGACTACTGAAACAGTTTTCGATTCTGCTGGTCGTAATCTAGCTGGTCGGCAAATCATCTGGAACGATACAAACAATGCAGATTGGAAGGAACAATTCCTTCTAGTAATCAACCGAGTGTTAGAACAGGAGTTTGGATCTGTTGCTCCCAATGAGCGTGTTCAGGTGGGAGATGTGCTGTTTGAATTGTACACGTTGAACAACAATCCAATCACCACAGACGGACGCAGTGTTTTGTCGTATTCTGCCACAACGAGTGGTCAGACGTTGCCTATGGAATTAGTACCGGTTTCGCTGGTTGATTCTGGTCCAGAAGAACGCCGCCCTGAAATCAACGCAAAGGTTTCGTTGTTGTACGCAAACGATGGTCTTGGGGACGGTTCGAGTACGACTGGCTTCTTGATGATGACGAAGCAGGGAACGCTTACGTTTCAGACAGCCACATTTGATGGAGTAACACCGAACCAAACGTTCGATGTTGCAGTAGACAATATTAACGAGACAGATCTGTGGCTGAATAATGTTGATTCTGATACACTTGAGGTACTTGAACAAGATCCTTATGAGAACATACTGCCGCATCTGACTTCTGAAGACCTTCGTTACGGTGAGTGGATTGAAGTTGATTTGGCAAACGCACAGAATATTTTATTCAACACCAATCGCAACCGACACAAGTATGAGATCGAGACTCTTGATGGAGACCAAGTTCGGTTAGTGTTTGGTGACGGTGAGTTTTCTGATATTCCTTCTGGCACTTTCCATATTTGGTATCGAACGTCTGCTAACACCAGTTTGCCTATTCCGCGCAGTTCCATTGTAAGTCAGTCGGCATCATTTACGTATGTAGATGCAACTGGTAGCGTTCAGACTATCTCTATAACGTTTTCGCTGATAAGTTCGTTGCAGAATGCATCAGCATCAGAGGATATTGAACATATTCGTCGTGTAGCTCCATCTGGATATTACACACAAGGTCGTATGGTTAACGGGCGTGATTACAATACGTTCATGTTACAAGATCCGTCCATTCTCCGACTGCGTGCAATCAACCGAACCTTTGCAGGAGACTCAAAGTATATTGCTTGGCATGATCCAAGTGAATACTACGATAACGTCAAGTTATTTGGTGATGATCTTGCATTGTACTGGAATGAAAAGGCACCCACGAGCGGTGGGCTAATGGTAGTCAGTAGTGCTTTGGAACCTGATGAGCTACTTCAAAATGTGTTGGAACCACTGTTGTCAAGTTCTGATTTCTTTGCAAAGTTGGGTCCAGAATTGGAAGCAACAGGTGAGAGTGCTTCGTCGATACGACGAACGTTTTATGAAGATACAGACACTGTGTATTCGTTTGGTATCGATCCAGCAACAGGACAGGATAACGAAGTCGATGCAATCATTGAAGCACTTACGCTTGCCACACAGACACAACCAATTGTGGATCTCTATTATTCGGTTTGCTACGATGAGTGGACAGTGGGTTCCACGTATGGACACCCGTGCGATAATCCAGCTCCGGTTGTTACATGTGATGTCACGTGCGGGCTTGCAGATGCAATATGGATGATGCGTGTCGAGGCAAGGTTTGCAGGTAGTGATCTTACTGGTTGGGATGTTCGTTGGCGAACACGTCGACTAGTGGTTCAGAGTGAAGAAACAAAGTTTTGGAATACAAACACCACGGATTCGCTTGTGAATTTTGATACCCTTGAGAGTCGTATTGACCGTGTTGTGGTATTGTCGGCGAACATAGATGCGGACCGTACAGGTGTACTAGGTACAAATCGGGAGTTTCAGGTGTTGGGTCAAGAACTTGTTGAACAGAACTTACCTAATGCTGGATTGATTGACATTCACCAGTTATCGGTGCTTCCTGTCGATGTGAACGATGATGGTATTCCTGACGATTTGACACAATCGGATATTTTTGATGCTGAGTACGAGGGGGTGTGGCCGGTTCTTCTTGGTTCCCCACCAAACGAAGTAGTGTGGCCACCAAATAATGCACTTGGCATTGTTGCTGGTGTTGATGAGAATGGAACCTATATTGACATCAGTGGTGCCGGTCGTGTGTTCAATAACAGTTCGTCTACAAAGGGGCTGGATGCTGATTTGCAAGTTACGGTTACTCGTTTGGCCTCTCCGTTTACAGTTGAGACCCCAACGTTTGCTAATGGAGAACTAGTGCCAGAGACGGCTAATGATTTGACACAAAGTCGATTCTATTTTGCCGGTTCGCCTTCATCGGTGCCTATCGCAGGAGACACTGTGAAGCTAACTCTAACTGATTACGTGTACTTCACCCGAGACAGTGCGATTGATCCTTGGGCCCCAGCCACAGATACTGTGCAGTTGCGACAACTGTTTTTGACAGAGGACACTGATGTCCCCGACAATCGGCGTTATCGGCGTTTGGAAGGTCGCTATCCGATGAACTTTGCATGGTTCCACAACACTCCACGATTGCATCTTATCGACCCAGCAGCATCCAATATTATTGACATGTTCATAATTACAACTGGATATTACACAGCATTGCGTCGATGGTTGGCAAATCAAACTGATAACAAGCCAGCAGAGCCAACATCACTTGACCTACGAACAACATACGCAGATTTACTTGACAACAAGATGATTTCCGATACAGTAATACTACACGCTGGGAAGTTCAAGATTTTGTTTGGAACTCGCGCTATTCCACAACTACGTTGTAGATTTAAGATTATTCGACCAGTTATGTCAAGTCTAACAGACAATGAAGTGAAGGTGCGCATTGTGGAGGCTGTCCGAAAATTCTTTGATATTGATGCTTGGGAGTTTGGGGAGACGTTTTTCTTCACGGAACTTGCAGCATCCATCCATTCAGTTCTTGGGCCAGAAATTGATTCTATTGTACTGGTTCCAACGTATGCACAAAACCAATTTGGTGATATGTTTCAGGTTCAGTCTGGCGAAGACGAGTTGTTCATTCCCGATATTAGCACTGGCGATATTGAGATTGTTCAATCATTCACTCCATCCAATCTCCGCCAAAACGAAAGCTAAATGGGTAAAACTCGGTGGATTTTTGCCGGGGTACCACATAATAAATACCTGAAACCTTGGAGATGATACACCGTGCCGAATAATTCTGACTACTCGAAGCCACGAATGAAGTTGTTCGAGTTGTTACCTGAAGTATACCAATCCGATACCAACAAAGCAGTGATGGCGAATCTGTTTGATAGATTCCTGTCGAAAGCCGAAACGGAAAAGGTGGCTGGGTATATTGGCCAAGGCAACCCAAACGCTGTTGTTAAGCGCCAAATTCAAGAACCTACTGTTCATCGCCAGGGCTACCAGTTACAGCCAATTTTGTACAATAAGATCGGTTCGGTAGAGTGGATGTCTGCATGGTACGATCTGCTCAACGAGATGGAGCGGTTGGGAATTGATCCAGACCGAATGGCGGAATGGTTGAATCTGCTGAAGTTCAATTGGATACCACCAGTTGACATTGACAAGATTATTCACTATCAGGATTACTATTGGTACGACCCAGATAACTCAAATTCCCGTCCACAGTATTTGACAATTCGTAGTCGGTGTTCCACAGCCACAGCGTTGGCTAACTTTCAAGAGAAGTTGGTTGAAGAGTTTGGAGCAACTATTGCAACCGTTAGAGCTGAAGCAGTTGATGGGTCTGCATCGTCTCCCATTGTTTACGACAAGTTGGTTATTACAGGCGAGTACATTCGTTTGTTTGATCCTGGGTTTGTCTTCTTCTACAAAAACTCAACAAACACAGAACTGAATGCAGCGTTTTGGAAAGTTGTAGATTCTACGTTTGATGAAGCCAACAACGAAACGATTATTCAGCTTAACACAACATTTACAGACTCGACAGTGGATGGTGTGATTTCACAAGAAGAACAACTTGCAATTGTTCAGGCGGATCGCGAGTGTCGTTGTACTGGTTCTGTAGGATGGGATATCTTACAGTGGGATGATAATCCGGATGACCCGTTGTGGGATGGAGATCACAGCACATTCATTTCTAGCATCTCGAATGCTGGACCTCCAGTTGGGTCACCGGCGGCGGAAGGCCAGTTATGGTGGGATACGGTTGACGACAAATTCTATCAGTATTCATCAGAAACGGGATGGAAGGTGCTGTGGAATAACTTTAGCACAGTTGTTGCTAGCACTGCTGGGTTAGCACTCTGGGATTTCACCCCTGGATGTGGCGAATCGGCAACGGTGTCGGCGGGTGATCAGTGGATCGAACAAAACAAGTGGCTTCATAAAAGCGACGTTCCAAACTTCTCAATTGCTAAACAAGCTTCAATTCCGATCATCGAGTATGATTGGGATCTAGAACTGAACGAGTGGACCTATACTGCGTTTACTTGGAAATACCGTCAAGATGCGTTTTCTCCTTGGCAAACTACCACAGCCTCTCCAGAATTGATTGAACTGGTTTCACTGTCTAATTGGGAAGCAGACAACGAAGAAATTGTACTTGGTGAAGAGTATGGCGATTTGACCGACTATTTCACGCCAGGACGAGAGTTTCAGGCTGAAGGAGTTGCAGACATATTCGAAGTGGAATACTCACAATATGCGGCACCTGCGACAGGGCAGCCATATCGAACTAGAATTAAAATGACTGAACCAGTAACGGGTTCTGGGTTGGGTTCACCAGTTGCGGCGTTGCGGCCCAGGAAGACTTCGTTTGGTGATGGTTGGACTGGTTATGATATACATTGGGTGTATGTAAGTGCAACAGATCCTCTTCCGGTGGGACATCAGCCTTATAATCCATTAATAGAGATTTCAACTGGTCAAACTCCAACTATCGATTCATCTGGTGAGTACGAATATACCATTTCGTATTATGCACAGGAAAATAGTGTGCTTGTAGCGCCTGACGTATCTGGGTCTCCATTCCCAGGTGTAACAGAATTTGTATTGGCAGACTTAACGGGATCGCCGCATCCAACTGCTGGAACCACTGACATTTCACTTCGTCGTCGTGCACTTCGTGGTACAAACGACGTTCGTGTTTATGTGAATGATATTCGGCAATATGGAACGTATGATGAACTGACTGAAAAGGATTTGTTCCCAGGGTCACCAAACCAAGATGATCGTTATGTTGCTGGTATTCGTTTTCTTCCAGGGTTTGAACGTGAAAGATTCGATACTGTTCGTATTGAAGTTGGTGAAGCATCGCCCAAGGATTTTGGTTGGGCTGCTATTGCAGTTCGAACGATTGAAGACAATACCACCTATGCGGCATATGTGGACTCTGTGACGGGCACAAGCAACGAACTTCTTAGCCTAATCAAATATCGTAAACAGGAACAGGTTAAAACGGAAACGAACCAGTATCCGTTGTTTGACATGTATCGAGTGGACGGTTCGCCAGCTTATAAAGCCACGCCGCTGTTTGCATTCCAAACGGATTCAGACGCCAGCGTAAATCTGGCGGTTGGACTTCGTCTTGCGACTGATGTAGATGATTTGGATTATGTTTTCCAACAGTTTCTTGTTGAAGACGATGGAACCATGTATGCCTATCGGCACTATATCAACCAAGAAGATGATTTCTGGGTGAACCCATCAACAGAACAGGTGTATTTCTGGGACGGACTTACTTGGTCTTTGAGGAAGGATTCTAGTGCACATTATATGACGGCTGTTGTGAGCGATACTGAGCCAGGTGCCCCCTGGAACTTGTTTGATGGTTCCTATTGGTATGACACGCTGCAGGAGAAACTAAAGCAACTACAACTTGGATCGCCGAACACTTGGGTTGAAGTTGACGCCGTATTTGTTGATGATGACCAGACACTCCAGACGATTTGGAGAAAAGGTCTTAACGACGAGCGGTATGAACCGAAGAAAAGAGATTGGCAGCGACGTTCACTTGCAGAGTATAATGCTGAAAAAGATGAGTTTATTGAAGAGCGTGCCGAAGAGTATGTTCTTAGCGGTTCTACAACAGTAGAAGCACAAACACAAGCGACGGCTGATTGGGCAGAGCGAGAGAGTAATCATCTGTCGTCGACAGGTGCGTGGATAGGAGATTGGGAAATTCCAGATCCACTTTATTACAACGTCTCACATGAAAATCGGCGTGTTGTGTCGTTCCGTGAAGTCCTAACGCATTTCACAACTATCATTGATGCTCAGGTAAAGGTTCCAGGGTTTAATGGACCTCCAGAGAGTATGTTCCATTTGATTTCATCACATGAAGTGAACTACGGACTTGGTGGAACTATTCGAGAATACAACAATGGGTTTGACACGTTTTTGTCATCTCTGTTTATTACAAACGTGTCACCTCGTGCGTTGATTAACTTCGCACATGATCAGTATGAGTCGTTGTTGAACAGTTTGAAAGAGTCTCTCAGG